GGCGGTTACCGCGATAAAGTTGGCCGCTCCCTCGTACCCGGAGGTCATGTGGATGTCCGGGCCCTTGTCCCAGGCGTAGCCCATCGGACGCCAGGGCGTGCCGGAGAGCATCGCCCCGCCCACCTTAAGCAGCGGGCAGGGGGTGCCGTCTGGGTTCCACATGCCGCCATTGAGCACGTAATGAGCCTTTGTTTCAGCCTTGACCTGAGAGAGCGTCTTGCGGCAGTTGGTGACTCTCAGCTCAATCCGCTCCACGGACGAGAGCGGGACATATGTAATGAGCTTACTCATTTGATTCACATCCTTTTATCCAGCGATCCCGCTGTTGATTACTGTTCCGGGGCCAGTAGCCCGGCCAGCTCCTGGTACTCCTCCGGGGTGAGCCGGTCGGCGGCGAGATAGACATCCATCTTGTCCTGGAGGCCGTCGGTGCGGCCCCGGTCAATAAGCAGCTTGCAGAGATTAAATACCGTGTTCATGTCCTTCCCCTTCCTCAAACAGCATTGGTGGTGATTTCCAACATACAAAGTCGTTCCTCGTGCTCGGACAGCATGTCCAGAGTGATGTCCTCTGCGAGGGGCGGCTGGGGTTCCGGCTCCGGCTCTGGAGGCCGCTCAGTAGGCGTGATGCCCACCAGCTTGTCCCCCTCAATCTGGAGGTCACACCAGCCATAGGTCGCCCACACCGCGTCATGGAGGTGGGCGGGCACCTCTATGTAGCCATCCAGCCAGCAGGCGCGCCGCCCGCTCTGGCTCTGGATCGGGTGCTGGCCGGTCTCCAGCGGGTCAATTTGGATGATGGTCATATTTAATTCACCTCTTATCTCTAAACTATGGCGTAGTAGTAATATACAGTTCCAGATGCATTAAGTTGTTCACTTGTCGCATCAGGTGTGGTAAGGTCAAAATACCAACTGAAAGTTTTTCCATCCGTTGATTTTTTACCGTAAGAATCTCTTGAGGAATAACGGTAGCCAAAACCAAAACTAATGCCTTTTGTATACTCAGTAGGGATAATACTGCTATGAATAATATTAGAAGTCTCGCCATTTCCATAACCGTCGATACTCTTATAGTAATTATTTGATTGCATACCATAAATACAGAGTATTTTAAAGGGTTCGGCTAAGGTTATTTGATTAGGGTTGCTTTTACCTGTTTTTCCTGTCCCCACATAGCTCCCCAAAATAACCCTCGCCCCCGCGTGCTCGTCCACATACTGCTTATTAGCGGCATCCGTGGAATCAGCAGGAGCGGCCAGATTGGCTATCTTGTGACCACTCATGCTGATTGCCCCGGACATGACTCCACCGGAACTTGCAAGAGCCCCCACCTGCTCCGCCGTAACGGCGTGGGGGTTGTTCTTGTTCCCGGTGTGGGCAGTCAAGTTCTTCTGCACCGCCTCCGCGCTGCCCGCCGGGTCATAGTCCATCTTTGGGAGCTGCTCACCTGGCACCTTGCCATCGGGCCCCAGCGTCGCCAGTCCCGAAAATGCCTCTCCGATCTCTTTAGCGGCCGTCTGCGCGGCGTTGACCTGCTCCATGAGGTAGTTGTAGCCGTGCTGCTCGCTCAAGCCCACCTCTGCCCCGGTGGGGGCCACGGTCTGTCCGCCGGTCCAGTCCTCCGGCAAGTCCGCCGGAAGCGGAGTTTTGATCGGATTTTCAGCCATTGCTTACCACTCCTTCCGCTACAGGGATAATGTGCTTCAAGACCACATTCGTGGTAACAGGGATATACACGGTGGAGGACGTGAGGATATTCCCCTCTGCATCCAGCAGTTCCAGGGCGGTGATCTCTGTGGCCTGGGACGGCATGATGGTATAGGTGACGGTCAGCTCCGACCCCTCCACGGTCTTGGTCAGTCCGGTAATCGCAACTGTTCCGTTGACCCGGGCGGAGGCCACATCGCCGCTGACGAAGTTGGCCACACCGGCCAAGAGGGCCTGCTGGATGGATGGCGTCTCAGGCATCTTAATCACTCCCTCTGGGCCGTCGGTTGCGAAGGGCAGCCGCCCCAGCTCCCACGCCCCCAGCTTGTAGTTATAAATTCTCTGCGCGGACGAAATTGTCTCGGAGAGCAGCAGCCCCGTCCGCACAAAGGGGGAATTGACCCACACGATATGCGCCGGTTTGATACGGTTGATGGTGAAAGCCAGCTCAGTGGCGTAGTTCTGGTTTTGGGCCGCGCTTTCGATATAAAGTGTGTAGTTTGGGTAGTCTACCGTGACCTTCCATTCACCCGGCCCGATCAGCTCGTCCAGCTTTTGATAGAGGAATCCCAGGGTATAGGGTGGACGGGTAGAAATGCGGTTGAGCACGCGGGTCCTTCGGAACGCCAGGCTTTCCACCTGTGGATTTGGTACAATTCGGAATACCTGCTCCCACATGCCAACCGCCCTCTCGTCCATCGTCTGGAAAAAGAAATTGTCAGCCACACCCACGATTTCCTCCGCCAGGGCCTCAAACTGCTGCTGTTCGGTCAAGCAGATCTGCTGATAGTCCAGCACCTCCCGGTACCACGGGGGCAACAGGGACAGCAGGCTGGTATCCAGCTCAATTGGATTCATTCAGCGTCACCGTCCCTATCACGGGCACCTGCTGGGTTTCGCCCGTCTCCGTCAAGAGGAGATCTGCCGTACCGCCGTTGAGCTGCACGTTGGTGGCGTTGACCACGCCGGCCACCCCTACGATAGCGGCGGTAACCCTGGCCACGTACACATCGGCAGCGTAGGACACGTTGTTGGAGGACACGTTGGCGTCCCACCCCTGCCGCACACTGCGCAGATATGTCTCAATGGCCTGCTCCACCGGTTCCTGCACCTGTCCGATGGCATGTCCGGCGGCCAGCAGGAGGGTGGCGGAGACATTCACCGCCACCCCTGTCGGGGCCACCGCCGTCACCTTTGCCCCGATAGGGGCCAAGCCCAGCCCCAGCCCCTGGTTGGGGGGCGGGTCGATGGCATTCTGCACCTTCTCCACCAGTGTGGATGAGGCAGGCAGGAAGTCCGCCCCCAGCACGGACAGCTTCACAGTGCCACCGCCGTTCCAGGTGGGGTATACCTGCACCCCGCCCACGCCGTCAATGGCGAGGACGTTCTGGCGGTAGTCGGCAATATTGCCGCCAAAGGGACGGTTATTGAGCGCCTCAATCAGCCGTTCCCGAAATGCGCTGTCGGTCTCCGTGTCGTCACCAGGCACCAGGATATCCGTAATCTGTGCACTGGTCAGCCCCGGAATGGCGGTAATCGGCAGGATGGGCCCGGTGTACTCGTTTCCGATGGCGCCGGGGGTCTCCGCGGCCAGCTGGTACTGGTTCCCCATATCGGTTGCCGCCGTTACGGTAAAGTTGATTGAGCCCGCTCCGTTGATGGTGGAGAACCGGGCTCCAATGGGCACAGAGGTATTGAACACGCCCAGGCGTACCGCGGCGGAGGCCGGATATCGGGTCAGGCCGCCAATCACAGCCAACATATCCAGGGAATCCCCCACCGCTGTCTGCACGAAGGCCGCCCGCTGTACCTGATCCAGGCTGAGATAGAACCCCGCCAGGGTGTAGGCCGCCGGAGAGATGGCCGTCGGGATGGGGGCCGTGTCCCGCTTGTCATAAGTATCGGGCACCCGGTCCAGCATCTCCTGACGGAGGCTCGCATAGGTCTCTTGAGTAAAGTCAATCAAGTGATATCCACCTCCACGCTGGTCTGCATCTCTCCATATACTGTGTTCACGGTGAGGGAGGCCCTCAACATATCCCCTTCCACGGCATACGTAAAGCCGGAGATCCCCCGCACCCGGTCGTCCATTTTCAGCGCCTCGGTGATACGCCGCTGAAGTTCCGAGGCCACATACCCTGGGTCCTGCCCGATGAGCCCATCCCACTGCATCCCGGAGTAGGGGGAATAAATCTGCCAGCGGAACCGCTCCACATTGAGAATGACCTCCACAGCCTGCCGGACGGACTGCCAGCCGTCACATTCCCCCTGGATGCGGTTGGTTTCCTTGTTGATATACCACGTCCTGGAGGGCTGGGAGACGAAGGACACCCCGGCGGACAGGTCGATGGCGGATGTAGGTAAAGTCGGCATCAGGCTTCCTCCTCAAAAATCCGGGACAGGACGATGAACTTCTGCCCGTGCTGTACCCGCAGCAGGAGCACTCTGTCCCCCTCCTCCAGCCTGCGGTTCAGGATAATAAAACCGTCCTTGACAGGCAGCTTCTTCCCGTCCTCCCAGCACACAATGTCCTCCCCCTGCAGGGCGGCGTCCGCCCCCTCAGACACCAGAGCGTATTCCCCCAGGTAGGAGCCGTCCAGTCCCGTGGTGGTGGTGCCCGCCGAGTTGGCATGGGTGTGGGAGAGAGTCTGAATCCGGTGCCTGTGGGCCAGTACCGGGATTTTCTTCTCAATCACCGGCTCAGTGAGGCAGAGCTGCCTCCGTCTCAGGGGAGATGTGGCAGGGTTAATGGTAATCTCCAGCGGTTCTTCTCTGGTCACCGTGCCCACCCGCAGGTCTGTTGGCTGCCCGGCGGCGGTGTTCTCCTGCATCATCTGGTACAGAACATCTTTCAGATCCACGCACTCACCTCTTACACATGTTCCAGCCCCAGGGTTTCAAACTCCATTGTGTGGTCGTCATTTGCCCAGGTGTGGGTCACCTTCTCCAAAAGGACGTATTGGTCGAGATTGATATCCCCAAGACCCTGCACCTTCATGAGCACCATCTGTCCCGCCCGCAGGCCGGGCACCCCCAGGGAGGATACCTTCAACGTCCGCATCCGGCGGTTATAGCACGACAAGGTGGCCCGGGCCTGGGCCTGTACCTGCGCGTCATTCATGGTGCCATCCACCGTCTGGTAGAGCTGGAGCATGCCCCACTGTCCAATTGTGGCGCTGTCCTCCGCTACGAACACATCCGCCCTGCCGGTCTCCTCGTTGGGCCGGGCCAGTTTGACGTGGTTGTAGGTCTGCTCGTCGATGTCGGTCTTGTAGGTGTAGTCGGTCAGCAGGGACATGTCGCCGATGACCACGTTGGAGACCATATCCCGGGGCTGCCGGAGGGCCAGTCCGTTTCCATCATCGAACAGTACATAGATGTTCCCGGTGTTGAGCAGGGTCTGTTGGATGGCTTCCCCCAGGATATCCAGGCAGCTCTCGTCCTCCTTATAGAAGTCCGGGATAGCGTACCCTGTATCCGCTACCTGCCCCACGTCAATCTGGAGGTCGGCGGCGATCTGCCGGAGCATATCCCCGGCGGTCTGCGCCTCAAAGTTATAGGATGCGTTGGCCTTCAGATAGCGGATGCGGTCGTAGCATGTGACCTGAATCTCCCCCCAGCGGTCCTTGCTCTTGGTGAATACCCAGCCGTAGAACTGGAGCTGGCCGTCCGCCGAGAACCGGACGATATCGCCCTCGGCGAAGCTCAGATCCCCGGCTTTCAGTACATTGAATTTCAGTGTGCCCGGCGAACCGGTGCGTTCCGTGCTCCAGGTAACCTCCGGCACGGAGTTGGATATCTCCCACATCTTCCCGCCGGACTTGTTGGCAATAATCAGCTCTGTCTTCACGTATCGCTCACCACCTGGAGGGCGTTTTTGTCTATCCAGCCCAGGGGATTCCCGGCCTCGTCTGTGATGTGGACGCTGGCGGGGCGGGTGGCGTCTACAATCCGTGACACCAATACCCTCCGTCCGGAGGCCGTGCCGTGTGGCTCATCCCCGTAGCTGGTATAAAAATAGGAGCCGTTGGCAATGCACGCCGCACCGGCATAAAGCTGTCCTTGCGGGATTGTGCGGGAGGGTTCAGCTGTGACTTCCACCGGCATCCCCGCGGGCTGCCGGCCGCTCTGTGCAGAAAGAGACTGCGGGGTATAATCCCGATACTCAGTCAGAGTCAGATCGTAGTAAAAATCGCCGGTCTCCCCTCCGCGCTCCTCGGTGTTGAACTGGGTGACCAGCACTTCAAAGCCGGTGTCGCCAGTCATGAATGGCTCCCCGTTCTCATAGTACCGCACAGGGGTGTAGATGATGGGCGCCTTGTCGTTCATGGCGCTCTCAAAGAACTGGATGTAATATTCAGGAGGGTGGAAGGTGCCCCATTGATTGATTCCAGAGAACTCCCGACCGGGGAAAAAGGAGGAAATGGTCACCTCCCGCAGCTTGGGTATGCGGGGGATCATGATGGGGCCGATGCCCAGCACGTTGTATTCGCTGTTGTCGTTGTCCCGGGCCACGGGCAGCTTTTCCGGGTTCACCGGCAGGCGGATGACCGTACCGTCCCGCGTGAAAAACAATCCGAAGTTATTGACGGACATACCGGCCTCCTCTTTTCTTATCCGCTTGCGGGCCGCGCCGTGCTGCGCGTGGAGCCGGAGGCGGTCTGCTCGATCAGAATGTCCCGGATGGCATTGGCGAGGCTCTGGCGGTCGGCGGCGGTCCGCCCGGTGTTGGCTCCGTTGACCGTGATCACCGGAGTCTGCGCCGTCAGGTTGACGTTGTTCACATACCGCCGCTCCGCCACGTCCACCAGGGATTTGATGTCCTCGTCGCTCATCTTGACCGACTTCTCGATGCTCCCTACGCTCCCGGCGATATCGCCCAACTGGCCGGAGAGCTCGTCGTAGGGCACGCCGGAAAGAGCCGCGCCAACGGCGTCGTTCCCATTTCCGCTGAACAGATTGGCTCCCCAGTTATAGCCCGTGCCAAAGGCCGCCCCATACTCGAACCTTCCTAAATGCAGGTCATTGGCGTTAAGCTTTGCCATTACTTCGGTTCCCTGCCCAAAAGTCTTGTCTACCCATCCACCCAAACTGTCACGCCATCCCTGTACCGCTCCAGCCAAGTTGAGCCCAAAAACAGTGTCAATCGCCGACGCAATAGCCTGGAGAACCCCCAGCACCGTATCCGCCAGGTCAAAAAACAGGCGGGCTACCGAGCCTACAGGGTCAGTAAACACGTTTCCGATAAAATTTGCCACTGCGGCAATCAGGTTGTAAATAAGTACCCATCCATCGGTAAGCAAATTGAACAATGCAACAAATAGGTTTCCTACAACGGCCAGGGCTGTCATAACCACTCCGGCAATAATTCCAGTGGCCGACACACTGGTCCCGGCGAAGTGATTCACCGCCGCCGTCACTGCGTAAATGGCCCCGATCACCAGCGCAATGATGATAAGCGGCAGCCCCCAGGTGGTCGCCATGACCTCCCTAAGCATCTTCTGTGCGGTTGTCAAGACCGTAGTCGCCGCCGTGCAAATGTTGGTCCAGTTGGCTGCCAGAAGGAACACGCCGAACGCTGCACCCAGGCCCAGGACAATGGGGCCCACTAGGTCGATATTATTTGCCAGCCAGGAGATTGCATCCAGCACCGGGTCAAGGGCCTGAATGGCGACGTTCTGGAACATCGTCCACACCTGCGCCCAGGTCATGGGCATCTGCTCAAACTGGGCGTTGGTCTCCTCCGCCGCCCCAAGCATGGCGTTCTTGACCACCTCCGCGGTGACCTTTCCCTCGCTGGCCAGCTCCCGCATCTCCCCAATGGTGACGCCCATATACTCCGCGATGGTCTGGGCAATCATGGGGGTCTGCTCCAGCACCGAATTGAGCTCCTCGCCCCGCAGGGTGCCGGAGGCCAGGCCCTGGGTAAGCTGCACCAGCGCGGCCTGGGCAGACGCACCGGAGGCCCCGGAGATCGCCATCTGCTTTTGAATCTGCTCGGCGAAAGCCACCAGCTCGTCCGTTCCTGTAAATGCGTTCCCGGCTACCGTGCCGAGCTGGGAAACAAAGTCCGCCATATCGGCGTAGGCTCCACGGCTGCGCATGGCCGCCTGATAAATCTCCTCCTGGGCTGCGGCCGCCGCCTCGGCGCTGCCGGTCATGAGCCGCAACCGGGCGTTGATGCTGGTGAGCTGGTCGGAGGTGTTTACCAGCCAGCGGACGGACTGCATACCCAAGAAGGTGCCTGCGAGGTTGCGGATCGTACCAAGCAGGGATGTCCCCCGGCTGTTGGTCTGCGTCATCTTCCCCGCAAGTTCTTGCATCTGTACGGCTGTGGCCGCAGCGGCGGTTTCCACATTCATCGTGGAAGCCCGCACATCGTCCAGCATATTTGCCATCCTCTGCGCTACCTGTAAGCACTGGGTCATGGTGGACGTGAATTTATCCTCCAGAATCAGGGTTTCTCGAATTGCGGCCATGCTCTCACCTCTAATTCGCCCGGTCTTGGGCTTCCTTCTGGTCTCTCATGCTTTTCAGGGCGAACTCGGTCACCAGCTGTTTCTCCCTGGACGGGAGGGCGTCATACCGGGACGGGGCCCAGCCGAGGTTCACGAAGCAGTAATATGACACCAGCATCTCCGTGTCCCAGCCGGCCCCGTCCATCAGTTTTTTACCTCATCCTCCTGCTCCACAAAGCCGGACAGCTTCGTAATCTCCTTGACCAGCCGGGCATACTCGCCGGACAGCAGCAATTTACCGGGCACCAGCAGCGGGTCCAGGACGCCGCACCCGTCGCACAGCTCCTTGCTGGAAAAGTCGGGTTCCACCGTGGCGGCCACCACCATGCGGCGGGTGAAATCCACACTGTCCAACTGCTCGATTGTCTGTCCGCCCTCCTTCCGGCGGCGGGTGGCCTGCCGGGTGATGGCGTCGTTCTCCTCCTGGGTTAGCGCCCGGATCTTGAAGGGCACGGGCTGGCCACTTTCGTCCTGAAAGCGGTTGGAGATGACAACCTCCTTCTCCTCCGAGGTAGTGACGGGATGCAGAAATGCGGAAAGCTTACTCATATCGGTTCCTCCTTAAATACCCAGTTGGGCCGGATCGTTGAACGCCTGGAGCCGTGCCACGCGGGTGTAGGCGAAGTTGAAGTCATAGTTCAGCATGGTCTCCTCACTGTTCAGAACGGAGAGGGGCACGGTGCCGGTCAGGTGGCATCCGTAATAGGCCATAACCTGGGAGCCCAGTGTCGCCGAAGCGGAATCGGAGTTGGTAATCTGAATATCAAACTCCGGCATGACGCCGGTCTGGATGTACTGGAGCACCATGTCCGTCCACAGGTTGGTGCCGTAATAGATGTTGCCGGTACCCGTCAGCTTGGCCCCGTTGGGCTTGTCCTGGATGGTGCGGGTGCCGATGACCCGCATATCGCTGCTCTGGATTTCCGCATTAGTGGTGATATTCCGCATACCGGCCACCACATAGTTCCGGCCCTCTTTGGTAACCACCACGGAGCCCTCCGCGCCGGTGACGGTGTCTTTTGCCAGCAGATAAGCCATATTCACACCTCCCTCAATTCACGGTGATGGTGACGTAGATCTTCTCCACGCTGTCCACCGGCTGGATCGCCAGGTTGACCACGATGGCGTCAATGGCCTCGCCGGGCTCTACGGTCACGTCCTCGGCCTCAAAGTTCTGAATGCCGTTATTGGCCTGGATGTCCAGCAGATACCCCACGATGGCGCTCTTGAACATCATGCGGCCCTGCTCGTTGTTGTTGACCACGCCGATGTAGCCATCGGAGAACTGCTGATAGATGTCGTTGGCGATGGTGTTCAGCAGCCGGATCACCCGGTTCTTGTGATAGGGCCCGGTGATATCGGTGGTATAGGTCACCAGAGAGTTGATATCCTGCTCCACCTTCACCACCCCGTCGTCGGCAAAGAGGACAAACTGGCCGGCAGTCAGGGCGTCGATGTACCCGGAGTTGGTCAGCTTGGGGGACACGTCCACCGCGTTGGGATAGGCGGCGTAGGTCAGGGACTCGTTATACTGGGCCCCAGCCAGGGCCCCGCCGGCCCACCAGGTCACCTGCTGGGGGGTGAGGGCGGTGCCATCACTGAGCACAACGCCGCTCATGATGTTGACCACAAAGCGGTCATCCGGGTTGGTGAGCCCAGCGGCCACCAGTTGGGTATAAGCCCCCTCCTCCGCCGCCAGGCGCTTCACAAAGGC